TCGTCTCCAACCAGCCAAGGAACAAGTGCAACGTCATCTTCAATAAGAATTTCGTCTACAAATGTAATTCCTGGAATATGTTTAGCAAACGCAGTACTGTTAACGTCACGTTTGTCTTTATAATACAAGTCGTGATTACCATCAAAGAAGTAAAACTTCTCAAATGCAGCACCTAACTTCTCCATACTTCTAATTGTTGCATCCATAGTGGTAAGATTAAGCGAATTACGATTATGATGCCAGTCTCCGCAGAAGATACCAGTCTCGCAACCGGCAGCTTTTGCTTGATCTATGTACCAATCAATAAATTCTTCGCAATCTTCGTTATGTACACGACTATTGCCCTTCAAACCAAAGTGAATATCTGTAAATACCGCAGCTTTTTTAAACAAGATTAGTTCTCCATATTACTTGTTAAAGTATATAGTAGTTTTATACACCTGTCAACCTATTTTTTGGTATTTGTGTATGCAGTTGGTGCAGCATCTTCATTTCTTTTGACACTTGCTTCCCATTCGCCTTGATTTTGTCTTGTATAACTTGGGTTTAAGTCATTCATTTCTAAAATGTCGTCTCTAATGTTTTGATTGCGCTTCTCTATATTAATTACACGAACAAAACTGTTAGTAACTGCGGCTGTGTAGTATGCAAACGGATTATCTGACTTAGACTCATCAAACTGCAAACCAATCTGCGCCAGCTGTAGTATTGCTTGTCCTTTCATCTCGTCATTGTATGTGTAACCACGCACATTGCCACGAGTAGCATAACGGTCAACAAGTTTTAGCCACATCATAGCAAGTTTGTCTGTTGCCTTACCGTGTTGATGGCTAAAGTGTCCGTTGTCCATGCCACCTACCCAATGACTTTTGCCCACAAGCACAATTTCACCTTCGTCAGTGTATTTGTAATGTTGAAAAGGAGGAAAAGGAAGTTTAACTCGAGTATCAGCAACAGTTTTTGGGTTCTTTTTACGACCAGGCTCTTCTGGAATATGATCAAACGTCATTACACGGAAGATTAATTCTTCTTTTGTAATTTCAGATGCAAGTGTTTCACATTCAGCTTGTTTGACTTTGTGTCCTAGTCCTTTTCTGCGTTCATATTCAGCAGATGACAGCTTTTTTGCTTTGTTACGTTTGGCTTCTGCAACTGTTAGTCTATTAATTTTATCCACGCTGGGCAAAATAATATCATAATCTGCATATTCTGGTGCAAGATAGCTGTTAAATTGATTTTTTGATTTGTGTATTTCTTTAAGTATATCTTTATTATTCAGATAATTTTTAGGTCTCATTTACATCTCCGGTTATGTTATACTTATTATAAACTACTAAGTTAATTTTGTCAACTAAATACTATTATAGGAGACACTACAAAATATGCCCTTCAAAATTAATTTTAATGCAAGTAACTTTGTTAGTAGTATCGTAAGCGATGCAAAAGGTGCTATCAAAGGCGCAATTGGAGATACTATCAACCAAAAGTTAGGTAGCTTGGGTCCTCTTGGAAAACTTGCTGCAACGTTTATTAACCAAACCGGTGGCTTCGGAACTTCGATTAATAACAGAACAATATCACGTGCTATAATTTCGTCTAACAACACTGTTAGTGATGCTAGTGACTGGCGAGTTAGTATTAGTGTGCCAGAAATATTACATGATGGAAGCGAAATACTTGCTCCTCTTAAAGAAGCAAGTGGTTCGAGTGCATTTAATACAGGAAATAGAATGGTATTTCCGTTTAACCCTACAGTTATATTAAGTCACAGTGCAAATTATAGCCAAGTACAACCTACACACACTAATTATGCTTACAATGCATACGAAAATAGTCAAGTTGATGCAATTACTATTACCGGTGAATTTTATCAAGAAAATGAAAATGATGCAAGATATTGGATTGCATGTTTGCACTTTTTAAGAAGTGCAACTAAAATGTTTTATGGCGACAGTAATCCTCTAGGTAATCCGCCGGTCGTTTGTAGATTAAATGGCTACGGTAAACATGTTTTAAATGACATGCCAGTAGTAATAACAAACTTTACTACAGACTTACCAGTTGACGTAGATTATATTCAGTGTACAGTACAAGGACAGCCAAACTATGTACCGGTACAAAGTGCAATTACAGTAACACTACAGCCGCAATATGCAAGGCGTTCTCAATCAGGATTTAGCTTAAATAATTTTACAAAAGGTGGTTTTGTTAACGGACCGGAGGGCTTTGTATAATGGAAAAAAATAGTTTAAGCCCTTATGCAAGAACTCCAATCAATAGAAACGGTTACTTGGATATATTGTCTCCTAGACCTGTTCCTAAAAATCTAGAAGATATATTGTTTACAATAACAACAGAATTTACATATCGTCCTGATTTGTTGGCACATATTACATACGGAAGAAAAGATTTATGGTGGGTATTTGCACAGCGAAACCTAGATATTCTTAAAGATCCTATATTTGATTTTGTCGCAGGAACTAAAATATATATTCCTGATCCAAAAGAACTACGTAATACATTAGGATTCTAATATGGCATTTAATTTAGGTGCATCTTTAAAAAGTAATTTAAAATCGTCAGTTGTAAACACTGTTAGTCAGCGCATTAGTTCTGCTGTACCAGGAGTCAACAGTCAATTAATTAATTCGGCATTATCGGGCGGAGATATTAAAGGTGCCTTATTGGGTGCAGCACAAGGTGCTCTAGGAAATCAATTACTTGGCGGCATACAATCTAAGTTAGGTGGATTAATTGCAAATTCAGAAGAGCTAACAGGTATATCAGATAATCCTTTAAAAATTGTAGAAAGAGGACTTGCTGATTTAATAGGTGTAACAGGTGAAGAGTCTTCTTTAATTGAATCGCAATATCGAGAACTAAATGAACGAAGTGCGTACAACGATTTTGTCGATAGTGGATTTTTGCCTTCATTTAACAGCGATAAGTCTTCTGCCAGTAGAATACCAAACCCGCTAAGAGATCATAATAGCTTTAATTATATAATTACATTAGGTATTCTCGATGCAGCAGAATATAATAATCCTGAAATATATCGAAGTACAGGATTTAAAAATCATATAATTCAAAGTGCTGGCGGCGGCTTAAACAAACGTTATCAAGTATTTGATGAAATAGCAAATGGCGGCAGCGAGCATGCAGAATATTATATTGATGATATTGAATTTGACGCTTTAGTTGCGCCAAATCCGAATACACGAGTTACTCCTGGCGCAACGATGCGTTTTACAGTTACTGAGCCGTATAGTATGGGTAATTTTATTCAAGCTGTTATAGGATCTGCACGTGAAGCTGGATACTCTGGATATACACATGCACCGTTTTGTTTAAGATTTGATTTTGTAGGCTGGAATTTAGACGGCGCAACTGATGCAAATTTTGTACAACGCCCTATGTTTATTCCAATACAACTAATTAATATGGATTTCAATGTATCTGGCTCTGGCAGCACATATCAAGTCAGTGCAGTGCCAATGAGTGAGTCAGGACTCGCTGATAATATTAATAAAATTAAAACTTCAATTAAAGCATCAGGACTACGTTGCCACGAAATCCTTGAAACCAACGATTCGTCAGTAACAGCAGCAATTAATAGCCATATTTCAGGATTAGAAGAAGCCGGTGCACTTGCGCCTTATGACAGATACATTATAGCTTTTCCGAAAGACAGGGACACACTTCAAAACGCACTTAAATCTAAAACAATCGACGAATCTGCATTTACTACTAGCCCTGAAGAGAAAGAAAACCAGCGTATAACAGCAGAAACTGTTATAACAAATCCTGCACTACGAAATTCATTCAGTACACAGACTATAACTATAACTCCACCGAACGATACTTATGCAATACTTAAATCATTTGCTGAAAATACAGATTTAATGAATGCAATTGGTTTAAGTACACTTAATGAAGACACTAATGCTCCTGGTAATTCTAGTGAAGCTGATGCCGCCGCTGCAACTAACCCAGAAACTAATTTAGTTGACACACAATCGATTGCAGCCCAGCCTGCAGATAAAGCAAGAGATTTTCAATTTAATCAAAGCCAGCAAATTACTGAAATCATCGAAAGTACAGTCTTACAAACTACATTTTGTGCTGAAAACGCTACTAAGAAAGCTAAAAACGGATTATACAAATGGTTTAAAATTGATACACAGGTATTTTTAGACGAAAGTCCGCTAACTGAAGCAACGATGGGACGCCGACCGAAAGTATATGTGTATAGTGTTATGCCTTACGAAGTTGACGAAGCAATACATATTACAGGAGATCGTAAAGCGAGCAACACTCAAGGACTTAAAAAATCTGCGGCAAAAGAATATAATTATATATACAGCGGAGAAAATGAAGACGTTTTAAATTTTGATCTTACTTTCAATCAGTCATTTTTAATAGCTGCAAATGCAGACTTAGGTACATCAGCAGCTTCCAATAGAGATCCAGATCAAGGAAAAGCGTCCAATACACAAACAGCAGGAGATTCTGGCGCAACTACTGCAACACCTGCAAATGGGGTATCTAATGATGATCCTTCTGGTACACTAGAAATTGATGTTAATAACAGCACAGGCGCTGCGCACAGTAATGATGTGCGCCGACAAATTGCACAAATGTTTCATCAAACAGTAACAACTATTCCTGTTGATTTAGTACAGGCCGAAATGGAAATCATGGGAGATCCATTTTTTATTCCACAAGAAACTGGAAATTATGTAGCCCGTCGCGCAGCAAATTCACCAAATCTAACTGAAGACGGCACAATGGCATATCAAACAGGTCCAGTATATGTTAACATTAATTTTAGATCTCCGTTTGATTATCAAGTTGCCGGAGCAACTATGGAATTTCCATTAATTGTTCCTGGGTTTAGTGGATTATTTATGGTATGGGCAGTTGTTAATCGGTTTAGTGGCGGAAAATTTACCCAAACACTTAAAATGATTAGAAGAAGAGGTCAAGATGATCCATCCACAGACGGCAACACCAACTCTGTGGTAGTAGACAATAATGTAGCTGTTAATCCAACTACTACACAATCTGACGGCACAGTAGGCCAAAGTGGACAGCCGAGCACAGATTGTATGCCGGTATCTCAGACAGATGATATTAGAAAAATAAATCCAGCAATCGGAGCAGACATTGTTGCACAATTAGCTGCACCGTTTACTGCATTAGAAGCTCAATTTAAAAGTACACTATTAGATTTTGAAAACGCAATTCCTGGGGTAGATTTTAATATTGCAAATGTTCCTGATTTAACAAAAGTGATTCCTAAAATTGCTTCTAGTAATATAGGCTTTGATATTGGACAAGTAGATCCAGGACTTGCAGCAGCAGCCAATAATATTGCAGCTCAGGCTAATGATGCTGTAAATATTGCTACAAATCAAGCAATTGGATCAGTAAGCAATGCAGCAAAATCTAAAATAAGAGGATTGTTAGGATAAATTATGGCAGAAGATGACGACTCAGGTCTACCAGAAGAAAGCCAAGGAAAATTAGAGCAATCGGTTGCTGTTCCTGTAACCAATACTGGCCCGTGGTTAAATTCTGGCGATATGTGGACATTTGAAAATATTGATTCTATGCTAAAGTACGCTGAAGATGCTATGCTTACTGCAAAAGATAACCCACAAATTGTGTTAGTGCTCGACAACGATGGCGCCGAGCTTAAATTGTATCCAAGTAACAAAAATTATTGGGTTATATTTAGAGATTCGGGCGACTTCGTCTTTAATAATTTAACAGAATACTTGCTCGAATCACAAGATCAAGGCATTGACGTGTCGACCTTTGAACCGTGGGACATAGATGGCGGATATATAAAGTTAAGTACGTATCAAGGAGTTCCTGTTTTTGTTAGAAATCCTGCAATCGATGACAGTCGTCCGGAGACTCAAACTGCCGCAACTACTGGCGCAACTACTGGAACAACAGTCAAGACAACTACAACTGCTAAAGTAGGAGCTGCTGGAGTAGTAACTGATAGTGAAACTATACCTGCAGAAGTTGGGTTAGATGCGTTTGGCGGCGCTGGACGAGATATAAACAATGTTAACGTAGGTGACATACTCACTCCTGCAGAGTTACTCCGAGCAGCCGGCGGCAGCGACACAGCGTCTGCAACAGCAAGACGAACAGTTGAACCATGTTTACCAAATAATACCGGATCTGGATCCGGAGCAACACCACCTGCGGCAGTTCCTTATGATGATGCTATATTAAGACAAGCTAGGGCATCTGCTGCTGCTCCGGCATCAACAGTTCCTGCATCGACTGCTGGAGGAGGCAGAGGCAACGGCGCAGCTGAATTAGCGCAACGTAGAGCATCTACTGCTGCTACAGCAACAGCGCCTACTACAGTAACACAGCCTCCGTCAACTCCTACAAGTTCAGCTACAGAAAACCCTCGTCCGCCAAATGTATATATATACGAAGCACTAACTCCTGGACTCGATAGATACGATTTTAATACAGGCAAGAAAGTGTATACGCCAGATAGCGGAATAAGCAGGAATACAAATTCACAACCTGTTGTGCCTCAGTCTGTACCAAGAACACCACCGGGTGCTAATTTAGATCCAAATCGAGTAGGACCACAATAATATGTCAAACGGAAATTATACAAGAACAACAAATACGCAAACAACTGGCTTTAGCGATAGAGGACCATATGAAGCTATTGTAGTTAATAATTTAGACACTCGATATATGGGCGGATTAACGGTAGAGCTCTTAAGATATACTAGTTCAGGAAGCACTCCTGAACGTAGCGGACAGTTATTAAATGTACGATATTTAAGTCCGTTTTACGGTGTTACTCCTAACGCCGCACTTACAGCAAATGACGGATATGAGCATACACAAAAATCATATGGCATGTGGATGGTACCTCCAGATATTGGAACTAAAGTTCTTGTAATATTTGCAGAAGGCAATGCAAACTTTGGTTATTGGATCGGCTGTATTCCTGCAGACTATATGAACTTTATGGTCCCTGATGGCAAAGCTAGTACAGAAAATACAACTGCATCGACACCACCGACTTTACGAGGAAGAAAACTTCCTGTAGGTGAATATAATAAATCAATAGAAACTGGTTCAAAAGTAGATCCTACATTATTTGCTAAACCTTATAATAAAGACTTTTCTGAAACACTCGAAATCCAAGGTTTGTTAAATGACGAAATTCGTGGCACAACAACTACTAGCGCAAGACGAGAAATGCCTAGTGCAGTATTTGGTATCAGTACACCTGGACCTAAAGATCGAAGAGACGGACATCCAACTGTAGAAATTGGCACAGCAGGCAATAAAGTTGCAGTTCCTTCAAACAGATTAGGCGGAAGTGCCTTTGTGATGGACGATGGCGACGAGAGATTTGTGCGCACAACACATGCAGAAGACGGTCCGCCAATTTATAAAAATAAAGGTGCTAACGAAACAGGTGGAGACAGGACTATTCCACAGAATGAATTGATGCGTTTTAGAACTAGAACCGGCCATCAAATACTATTGCACAATAGTGAAGATTTGATCTACATTGGAAACGCCCGCGGAACAACTTGGATAGAAATGACCAGTGACGGTAAAATTGATATCTATGCACACGATAGTGTTAGTATTAGTACTGATAATGATTTAAACATTAATGCTGAGCGTGACATAAACATGGAAGCTGGCAGAAATGTTAACATCAAGGCCGCTGGCAGAGCTACAGGCAACACATCTGGCAGAGTACAAATAGAATCTAAGCAAGATTTTAACTTGCATGTTGGCAGAAATAGTAAAATTACAGTAGCTAAAAATCAACATATTGCTGTAAAAGAAGCACAATATATCGATACAGCAAAAACACTGCATGTTAAATCAGGTCAAGATAACAGACTTACAGCAGGCGGCAATACATTTATTAATAGTGCTAAAGAGCACAGAGAAACCGCAACATATGTACATATGAATGGACCAAATGCTCCGACAGCAAATCCTGCTCAACAAGTATCGCCTCTGACAACAAACACATTGCCTCGTGTAAGCCCCGGCGGAGTAATAAGTGGATACGAAAGTATATTAGCAAGATCTCCACAACACGAGCCGTGGCCTCATCATGAAAATTTAGATCCATTGGCATTTAAGAAAATACAAACTGACAGAGACCGTCCAGGTGCATTGCCTAGTGCAGATCGTGTGCTTACTCCAGACACATTCGATAAGAATTTACAAGGCAGAACATCGAGCGCATTTGTACAAGGCAGCGGCGGGAATGTTAGTACAGGAAATGCATCGCGTCCAGGAGGTAATGGACAGCCAGGTGTACCACCAGGTGATTATACAAGCGATTATGCGTTTGATTCTAATATTGGCGCACTAAGTGAACGGTATGAGTCTAGAGGCAATCCTGCAATTATAGGATGGGACAGTACCGGCGGATGGAGTTACGGAAAATATCAATTAGCAGCAAACACCGGATCATTAAATGAATTCCACAATTGGTTAGCTACCGCTTATCCTGATTTAGAATCACAATTAGCAGCAGCCGGCGGGCCTGCCGGCGCAAGAGCAGGCACAGATGCATACAAGGCAGCATGGGCACAGGTTATGGGAACAGCCGCAGGCAGCGCAGCACAAAGCGAATATGCAGGGATACAATACTATCTTCCTGGCATTAGACGAATTAAAAATGGAACAGGACTTGATCTTGAATTACGATCTTCAACTGTAAATCAAATGGGATTTTCTACATCAATACAACACGGCGCTGGAGGTGCATCGAGTGTGTTTAGAAATGCATTAGAAACTTTAGGGTATCCGCCAAACACTCCTACCGCAACAGAGCCTACTGATGCTGCACTAATTAGAGCAGTTTATGCCCAACGACGAGCAGGAAACGGTGCAAGATATTTCCCCAGTAGTACACAAGCAGTTAGAGACAGTGTTGTAAACAGATTCTACAACGAAGAAGCAGATGCACTTAGAAGTTTACAACAAGAAATTGATGCAGCTAATGCTAATCCGCCAACGGTAGATCCAACAGACAATAGTGCTGCTACACAAACAGTAAGACCCACTGCGCCTCCTAGCAATGCACAATAAAGGGTAAATATAGTATGAGCCAATTAGAAAAAAACTTATATAAACGTGTAACAGTAAACTCTACAGCACAAACAGCATCTACTGGAAGAAAATACAGAGGATTTTCAACTGTTGCAGATGCTAAAAGTTTTAGTATATACGATTTTGAACTAATTAAACAAGATTTAATCAATCACTTCCATATTCGTCAAACTGAAAAACTAAGTGATCCTACATTTGGTACAATTATTTGGGATATACTTTATGAACCATTTACTATTGAAGTGCAAGAAGCAATAATTGAAGATGTAACACGTATTATTAACTATGATCCTAGAATAAAAGCTGAGGATATTGTAATTGATACATACGAACACGGCATACAAATTGACTGCAAAATTTCAGTACTTCCGTTTGGTATAACAGACCAATTGCGTTTTAAATTTGATAAAGAAAACGGTTTGTTACAGTCTTAATAATTAAATACGCACTTTTTCCTTTCAGCTAAATATTAGTAATAAACAAGGAAATGCACATGTCTTCAAATGATAGAC